AACTACTATTAATAGTAAATGGACCCAAAGAAGAACTAGCTTTTGACTGATTAGGAAAATCTTTTAAATTAAGTGTAACTCTTGCATCACCTGTTTGTGATAAAAAGTCTGGTATTACTCTTCTTATTTTCATCATAAACTCACCGTCACCAGCTAAACCTTGTTGACCAATATCAAAACTTCCAGATTCTATATTTGATGTAATAGCCGTCGTTTGTCCTCCTTTAACTTGATTTAAACCAGTTTCATGTTCGTAATATGTTGATGCACCATCTGTATTACCGTGAACGTAATTAACATCTGTATCTGCTGTTTCTGCACTTGAGTCATATTCTGTTGCATGTGGTTTACCAAATATAGCGGAATCTTCCCATGCTGTTCTTGCTAGTGTCCCTGTAGTCCACACTGGTCGCTCGGGACTTGAATCTAGATAATTGTATGCAACCATTCTGTTTACAACTCCAGAACCTGAGTTTGGATAGAACCACATAACTTCACCGAACAAATTATTTAGTCCTGCATTAATGTGTTGTTTAGGTGTCGTATTAATATCGTCAAATACATGATCTTCAACTAAACATGGTAATGACTCTAGTCTACCAGCATATCTAAAAAAACCATTCTCTGACATCCAGTATGCAGTACCATCAACTTCAATAGCTGCGTTCTGTCCAATTAGTCCACAGTTTGTACCAACCTGTTGAAATGAGAATGTAAATGGTGGACCAACAAATCTCATAGTGAACAATGCAGTATCAGTCCAAATATAAATTGCATCACGACCTCTGATTGCTCCAACAAGTTTAGATCCATCTGCTAATCTTTGTGTACCCGCAGTGTTGGTTGCGCTTGGCGTATATGTATTAATATCCTCTTGAGAAGAAAATCTTATAAACATAGGGTCTTGTGTTGATTTAGTTCCAATAGTTGTTTCTGTTCCAAAGAATATTAAGTGACGGTCTGGAGTAGATACTAAACTAAATGCAGAAGCTGTTGGTGCACCAGATATAATAGTTGCTCTAGTATTGTTTGCTCCTGTAGGATTTGAATCCCACTCAAAACTTTCACCACCATTAATGGTTGCAATTAGTTTGTTACCTAAATTATCTAACGACCAAAGTCCAGGCGCTGTTACAATATCTCCTGATGCTGCAGCATTCCATGCAAAAAAGTTTGATGCGTCTGTTACTGTTGCTCCAGAGGAGTGTGTTGCTGCTGTTGTGCCCGATGCTCCTCTAGTCAAACCAGATAAAACTCCACTATTATCATTACCAGTGTAGGTAATTAATTCGTTATCTATCAATACTGTACCCGATGATGGAAATGAGGATGAGCTAGCCATTGTTAGACTTGTTACACTAGCATTTATACTTGATGATAATGTTGATGTGAACTGCCCTGCTTGTTGCCCGCCCCATGATCCAAGACTCCAACCTGTTGATGCAACCTCAACAGCAGGTCCAACAGAATAATAGTGTTTAACTCTTATACCACCAGATGTGGACGCACCTGATCCCGACTCGTTAGAGTCCATCTCTATCGTAAGTGTAGTATCTGTTGGTATTGATGTTACCATGAATTTGTTGTCATCAAAATCAGTAGATGTAAATCCAGAGTTAGTTATAGAGGTAAAGTTATCTAATAATATAATATCAAACTTATTAATATTGTGTGCTGACGAAAAAGTTATGGTTACAGTCTTTGATCCGTTAGTTGTGCTAAATGCGCTTGTTAGAGTTGTTGTAGATTTGATGGGATGTATGTCATAAAAAATACCACCAGAATATGCATATAAAATTCTGTTAGTTCCTAAAATAGCATACTTAATACCTGATGTATTTACAAAATGGTGTATGGCTGTGGCTCTGCCCGTTATAGCTACAGACCCTAGTTGTGACCAACCACCTATCTTTTCAGGTGTCCCATATCTAAATCTAACATTATCACCATCAACCCATTGGCTTTCACCACCTGTCGATGTAACTTGTTTATTAAATCCTGGTGCAAATTTTACTTTTTGTAACATATAACCTCATTATATTATATATTCCTTATAGGTGGAATACCTAACATCGGCCTTTTGTCAAACCTATTTTTTTCAGCAAAAGGACCATTTATATGGTTATAATGAAGAAATACTTGAGCGCAAGTATTACCTTCTAAAGGTTCTCTCCAATGTTCTAATTCACAACCACTATATACTAGCATGTCTCCCACATCAAGTAAGACTTCTGTGCCTGCTGGTGCATTTGGTTTTATAATTCCTTTGTATTCATCTATGACCATATCTGCCCCTGTGCCATCTATAAATATAGGCCATTTATCGCCACCTAAATGTATGGTTGTAGATATCTCACAACTGGGTCTATCTTTGTGTCTACGTAATATATCTCCATGCTTATATATTCTAGCATAGGAATATGTTGGTATTAGCTCAAGACCTGTCTCTTTTTGCATAACAGGAAGAACCTTCATTAACAATGTCTCCATTACATGGTCTGCATAATGGGAATATGTATTTGGCACTTGTTGATCAGTCCATGTACCTAACATTCCATTATCATATGTAATATTATTTTTATACATCCACGCAACCGCATCACGTTTAAGCATAAAGTAATTAAATACAAAATTAGCTAACTCATAACTAATTGCATTTTTTATAACTTGATATTTATTGAAAGCCATCTTGTATAAAATTAAAACTTACTGATATTCTTATATCATTCGATTTATTTTCTTCAACTGAATGCCATAACCATGCAGGAAACATTATAATTCTACCAACAATAGGTTCAATGTGCACCTCTCTCCAAAAATCTATGCCTGGATTACCTGGTTTTCTAGCTGGCATCATAACATGTACTCCAGGTCTAGGTTCAATTAATTTTAATCTTCCTGAATTAGCAGGAACTTTTACATAATACACACCAGAAAATAACGCGTTAGGATGTAAGTGAGGCATGTTCATTCCCCTTGGTGGATTTATATTAGCCCACATATTACCTAATCTTGCATATCTATCTATATGCTCATTATCATATATTTCTTTTTGCATTCTTAATAACTCTGTGACTAGTTGTTGGTACTCTGGTTTAGTGCCCATATCGGTTGTTGAATGCCAACCATTAATATTTGTTCTTGACATGCCCTTATCTTGTTTAGACCAATTAAATATATCTCTTGTTAATTGATTATTATCTAGTTGCACATCTTTAGCATACACGACTGTTGGAAAAAATTTTTCTATTATCATTCTTTTATTAAATCCATTGTAATAGATATTCTATTTTCTTTTAAATGACATGGTACAGAATGATCTAGGTTTGAATCAAATATATAAATAGAGTTTTGTGGACACTCTACAATTTTTATATTTGATACTGGGTCTTCCTCTGTTTCTTTTTTTAAACGAAACATAGTTCCATAATTATTATTATTTACCAAATAATAAACTAAAGATTTTACAACAGGTTGAGGATGTTGATGCCAAAATATATAGTCTCCTACACTAAAATTAGCCCAACATTTATATATTTTATAGCCTTGTATGTATTGTTTTATTTTACTAACAAAAAAATTCATTTCTTGAAAAGTGTGTAGGTCAGGTTTTGTTTGTAATCCAGGAGATTCAAATATATGTTCTAATTTTTTATTAACAAAATTTAAAATATAAATTCTTTCCTCTTCAGTAAATACATTATATATCATCTAAAAGGTGTGCCTCCAAACCACATAACTAAAGACTGCCTAACACCACGTGTAACAGGTGCTACTCTATGATTTATAAATGATGCAAATATAACTGCATGTCCTTGTTTAAGTTTTGCTTTTTTTCCGGGAGTCATTAATTCTAAATCTCCACCCTCAAATTGATTTTCAGGAGATAATAATAATGTCATAGATATTTTTCTAACTGGTGGTTCATGTGCCATAGCTATATCACAATCCATATGCCAATCATAAAAACCACCCTCTGGATATTCTGTAAATTGTGCCTGTTCTGTTATTTGTATATCCCCAAAACCAAAATGATTTAAGTTTGCTTTTTGTATAAATTTATTTATATCACTATACATTTCTTTCATTTCATTAAAAGGTATCCAAGATATAGTCGTTGTTCTTTTTTTAGTATCTAACCCACCTCCAGGTTTACCCATGCCAACCTGTGCTTTTTGTGGTGGTTGTCTTCTACCTGCGTTAATAATCATTTCACATTGTTGTGGTGTAAATAAAGGTGTAGTTGTTTCTACGATCCAGCTTTTCCATTTGGGTTCTAATATCATATTGCACTCCTATTAATAATAGGGTTATAATCTACATCCATATTGCAAGCTAAAGTTCTTCTTGTTTCGTCTGTGTTATTAAATGGATACACGCAATGTCTCATGTCATATGGAAAAACATAAAAATCTCTTTCTCTCATATTAGGTCCATAATCAATATTAGCAAATTGTCCTGTTGAGTTACCTATTATTTGTAACTGACCATTCATAGGTTTTTCTGCTGCTGAATATTCTACTCCAGTATTTTTTGGTAATTTTAAAATCATAACAGATGATAATCCTGTAAATAAACCACCTTGGTGGACATGAACCGGATTATATTCATTTGCTTTCATTTCATTTATCCATATAGAATTTATATGTGTTTCGTATTCTTTTATTTTATTCCAATCTAGATAATGTTTCATTACTTTATTAAACCATTGTAAAACATTTTGTGGTAAATAATTGTGGGGATGCATTCTGTTATTAGGTGGTCCATCAAAAAATAAAGAATGTTCACTTTTAATTTTACCCACTAGTTGAATATTAGCTGGAGGTAATTCATGTTTTTTTGTTTCGTATATATGATTAATAATATTATAAATATCTAAGGGCACCTCGTATTTCAATACTGATTGACCTAAAAATACAATATTAAAATTTAATGTGTCCATATTTTGTTTTTATCCTTTCTGGAATTTTTTTTATGTAAGGATTATATACTTTTTTTACTGGTCTATCAAATAACTTGTGCATATTGCTTCCAACAACTTTATCGTCATATGATACTCCATTTACACATACTTGATCTACACTATCAAATCTGTGATTAAAGTAAGGCTCATCTAAAAATTTATATATTTTCCTAAACTCTTGCTCTGGATTAGTAACTAAGTCATCATACTTTACAAAATGACATATGTCTAAATAGTTATAAGCATTTTTAATAGCCTCTAAATTTTTTGCAACAGCGCCATCTTTATTCATTATCATACTTAATTTTTCATCATCATTGTTTAAATTAAATCTATTAGGAAATGCATCTGTATTTTCTGTATACCACTGCATGTATGATGCAAGCACATCCATTAAATCTCTAAGTATTACAATGCATTTAAATGAACGTTTATAATGTTTTTGCATTAATTCAAAATTACCGGGTGTCATTACAGGCCCTCTATCAATTATAATTCTTTGAGGCCAATCTTTGTAATAAGTATCGTAGACAATATCTAAAACATTATCTAATGATTTATGATCTTGAAAATTTAAAAACACATCTGTTTGTTTAAGTAAAAACAAATCTTTCATAATCTCTAATGTAATAGAGTTTGCTGTAGCTGCCACACTAGGGTTTTGATTCATGATAGAAGCAAACAAAGTATTTCCAGACCTTGGCATTGCAACTAAAAAGAATAGTTTTCTACTCGGGTTTTGCTCCAAGTTCGTGCGTAAGTTTATTTGTTTTAGTTTGTTCCAATTGACCATTTTCTTTCTTTATTCTTTCGATAGATTGTAATTGACCTAACACATTAAATACTTCTGGTTGAGAAGATCCCTCAGTTAAAGTCTCTGCTTTATTTTTCATAGTTAAATGATAAGAGTGTAGTTGATGTGTATTAACATCTTTAGTATCAAAAGAACCGTCATCAAACTTTTTCTTAAATTTAGACCATAATTTTATTTCTCTCATTCTATCTCTTGCAACTAATTGCATGGATGCTTTATTATATATTTTTTCATCTATATCAATTTGTAATAATTCTCTTTTTAATGGATCTTCTTCTTTTTCTAATTTTTGTTGTAATCTTTTTATTTTAACCTCTACTCTTCTATAATCAAAAGATAATGTCATTAAATTTTCTAAAAATACATTCTGTTCTCTAACGCACTGCCAATATTTTGCAGCTTTAGTTGGATACTTTGCATCATTTAAAACAGAAAAAGACATCTCTGTTTCTGTTCTAAACATTTGTTTTTTAGTCCACGTATCTCTAAGTTCTTCTGTTAAACCTTTAAATTGTTTAACATCCTCTGGATCTAATAAATTATTTAAATTAGGTGCTTCTTTTTCTATAAGTTCTTTTATATTTCTTTTTTCAGTGGTCATGTGTTCCTTTCGATAAAAACAATATAAATGTTAATTAATCAAAGTCAACTGTTTTAACAGCTCTTGCTGCTGTTGTTTCCCCTGTAAATTCTTCTGTTACATTAACTGTCGCTGTTGCAGTTTCACCTCCTGACACAAGCCCAGCAGATGTCGTGCCATGTGGTCCTTTACCTTGTCCCTCTCTTGCTGTTGCTAAACTAGGAGAAGTTGAAAAGGTGGTTCCATCATAAGATTCACAATTTGCAGTTACAGGTGGTATTGGTCCTCCTGCAAAAATAGCCGCTGTTTGAACTCCAAAAGAAGCAGAAACTGCTCTTGTAAAATTTCCATTATTACCACTAGTCCAAGATGAGCCATCATATTCTTCTGATACTGTTGTTCTATCAGGATTAGCACCAAAAGCAGCTAACCCAGCTGTTTGAGTTCCTGCTCCTGCAACTGACTCTCTTGCAGTATTCATAGCACCACCATTAGTCCAACTACCACCATCATATTCAAAAGTAGTATTTACAAAAGTTGTAGGCGAATTTGTTGGATTAGAACCACCACATACTATTGCTGCTGTCTGTGTTCCAAAACCTGCACCTCCATAAGATGGACCTGGAATATCATTTTGTTCAGACCATGAAGAACCATTATATTCTTCTACTTCTAATTTAAGACTAAAAGGGCTATTTCTTGCACCACCAGATGCAAGTCCAGCAGTCTGTGTTCCTGCTCCTTGAAGATTCCATCTTCCAGTGTTCATATTTCCACCTGATGTCCAAGAATCTCCACCGTATTCTTCAGTGGTGTTTAAGCCTCCACCACCATCAAATCCTCCAAAAACTAAACCAGCTGTCTGTGTCCCTGCAGCACCCATTAATCTTTTTGCACTAGGTAAATTACCACCGCTAGAAAACGCTGCAGCAGTTGTAGCTGATAATGATATTGTAAATTCTTCTGTTGCACCAGTAAAACTAGATCCTGGTGTTTGTCCTGCCATTTTTACTGCCGTGGTTGCTCCTCCAGTTGCCGCTGCCTGTCTCATACCTGTTGATAGATTACCTTGTTCAGCCCAAGTAGTTCCATTGTATCTTTCAGTGTTAACTGTAGTTGATGTTGTTGGATATAAATATCCACCAAAACCTAATGCGTCAGTTTGAGTTCCTGTGCTCGCATGACGATATCTTGCTGTACCCATATCACCACCTGCAGTCCAACTAGATCCATCATATTCAAAAGTTTCTGCTGTAGAGTTATTCGATGTATTTATGCCACCAAAACCCAACGCTGCTGTTTGTGGTCCAGATGATGCAGCTGCAGTTGTATTTACTGGATAATCAGTTCCAGCAGTCCAAGATGTTCCATCATAGTGTTCTACTTCACTGTTAGAGGGATCTCCTCCAAATCCTATTGCCGCTGTTTGTGTTCCAGAACTTGCTAAATCTCTCATGGCGGTATTTAAATTATTACCCTCAGTCCAAGATGTTCCATTATATTCTTCTGAATTATTTAAATTCGTAGACCCTGGATTAGAACCGCCAAAAGCTAAAGTTGCAGTTTGAGTTCCTGCACCTTGTGCTAATTGTTGTCTTGCTTGATTTAAATCTCCACCGCTAGAATAACCTGTTCCATTGTATTCTTCTGTCGTTGCAACTCTACCTCCTGATATAGCACCTCCACAGATAAGTCCTGCACTAGCAGTTCCTGCTGGTGATCCACCAAGTGCTCTTCTAGCTGTTAGTGCAGGTCCACTACTATGCCAAGCAGAAGTGCCTACAAATGCTTTAAGATCACCACTAGTACTATTATAAAATAATTCACCTTCTTTCGTTCTGTCCCCAGATGTATCAGCGGATAAATATTTTACTTTTAATCCTTTTAATTCTTGGTAGGTGGACATTTAAAATTCCTTATGGGATTGTTATAGCCGTTGGTCTATTAAACTGTGCTTTGTGTTCATCAGATTCAGCATCCCAAGCATTTTGTGCTAAAGTAACTGCGGCATTAACTAAAGTTTGTGCTTCAGATTTAGTTTTCTCCACTCCATTTTTTTCAGCCAACCAGTAAGCTCCTTTTTCATTATTTCCAATACACCAAACATCAACGTAATTAGATCCGTCATGTCCAGTATATCCTCTTAAAGAAAAATCTAATCTATCTTGATGAGTAAAAAATCCTTTACCTGTGTTTTTTGCTGTACCGTATATAAATAGTGCCATGTTAATCCTCCTTCCTGTTATAACTTATTACTATCATAAATCAACTATCTGTTATTGTTTTTAAATTTAAACTTGTCGTTTCAGCTGTAAATTCCTCTGATGTCGATAAAATATTAGGAGGAGTTGTATTACCACCAAAAGCTATTGCAGCACTTGCAGTTCCTGCTCCACCCCCCTGTCTTCTAACACCTGCAAGAGCAGGTCTTGTTGACCAAGAAGTTCCATCGTACCCTTCCGTTTGATTTCCTGCGGGAGGAGTAGCCCCTCCTGCAACTAAAGTTGCATTGTAAGGAGCTTGATTTGCTGTTTGCATACTATATCTTGCTGTGAGTAAAGATCCTCCTCCACTCCAAGAAGTTCCATTATATTCTTCTGTAGCATCTGATGCTCCTGTAGAAATTTCTCCACCAGCTGCTAAAGCAACAGTTTGTGTTCCTGATCCAGATACTCCAATTCTAGCAGTGCTTAAATTATTTTGTTCAGACCAAGAGGATCCGTTATACTCTTCTGTATCAGCTGAAAAACCAGGACCTAAATTACCACCGAATGCTACAGCTGCAGTTGTAGTCCCTGCTCCTCCTACACCACTTCTAACTGTATTCAAATCAGCAATTTCAGACCAACTAGTTCCATTAAAACTTTCTACAACCGCATACCTTTCTGGACCTAAACCACCAATTGCTAACGCTGCTGTTTGTGTACCAGCACTTCCTACATAACCTCTGACTGTACTCATGTCATTAACTTCAGTAAAACTAGTGCCATCATATGTTTCTGTTTTACCAGAATAACCACTTCCTGGACTACCACCAAAACCTATGGCAGCAGTTTGAGTTCCAGTGCCTCCCATGGCGTTTCTCGCTGTGTTTAAAGCACCACCACTAGCCCATGCCGCGGCAGTTGTAGCTAATACTGATGTGGTAAATTCTTCTGTATTCCCCACAATTGAACCTGAGTTACCACCAGAAACCATGTAACTTGATGAAGTTCCTGCATTTGTAGGAGCTATCGCTGTTCTAGTCGTTCCTATGGTAGCTGGAATTGTTGTCCACGAAGTTCCATCATATTGTTCTACAACATTTGAATTTGATCCAGTGCTTCCTCCAGCGACTGTTGCTGATGTTTGACTACCAGCCCCACCTAATTCTTTTCTACCAGTATTTAAATTATTTCCTTCAGTCCAACTTGTTCCGTTATATTCTTCAGAATTAGCAGATATTGATGGTTCTTGACCACCACAAAATAAAGCAGCTGTCTGTGATCCTATATTACAACCTCTTGCTCTTCCAGTATTTAAATTATTTTGTTCTGCCCAAGAAGATCCATTATATTCTTCTGTTTCATTTTTACCAGGTAAACCCCCACAAACTAAAGCAGCAGTTGTAGTCCCTGCTCCATTGTTATCCAAACCCTGCCTTGCAGTATTTAGACTAGGTATTTCTGTAAAAGATGAACCATCATAAGTAAAAGATTCTGCTTTATCTTGACTGGGTGGCCCAAAACCACCTGATGCTATAGCTGCAGTTTGTGTTCCTGACGATGCCATAGATCTTCTCGCAACTGGTAATGTTCCACCAGTGCTAAAACCTGTTCCATTATATTCTTCTGTTAAAGTCGTTTGTGTATCACTAGGTCCAACATTTCCAGCTATGTTTAATCCTGCAGTTAGAGTTCCGGCACCACCACCATTTGATCTAGCTGTAAGTAAGTTTGCACCGCTATGCCAAGCAGCACTAGCCACAGCTATTTTCATTTCTTTACTAGTATCACTAAAAAATAATTGACCTTCAGCTTGTTCATTATCAAGGTCAGTTTCAAAAAATTTAACTCTTTTACCTTTAATGGTTTTATAATCCGTCATGATACATCCATTGATCTTGTTCCAGCAGATGGATCATTCCATTCTTCTGTTCTATTTAATGCTTGGTTAGGCCCAATACCTGCTGGTCCACTACCACCAAAAGCTAATCCTGCTGCAGAAGTTCCACCGCTCTGTACATAATTAGAACCAGTAACCATATTGCTTTCATTTGTAAAAGAAGTTCCATCATAAGATTCAACTTTGTTTTGATGTCCTGCTGGTGCTGATCCTCCTCCTGCTGTTATCGCAGATGTTTGAATTCCAAAAGTTCCGCCAGCGTATCTAGTATTATTTTGATTACCTGCTGCAGACCATGATGAACCATTGTATTCAAAAAATTCATTTGATTGATCTGGACTTGAACCATCAAACTTAATATACATTCCAAGCAAAGCTGCTGTTTGTGTTCCAGCCATTGTGTGATAAGCAATATTTATTGGAAAATTTCCACCGTCAGTCCATGATGAACCATCGTAGTGAGCTGTTTTATTAGTTTTAGTATTTCCTGGATTTTGTGTACCAGCACAATGTATTCCTGCTGTTTGTGTTCCACATGCTCCTGCTTGAGCTGAAATAAAAGGTAGGTCTCCACTTGAAGTCCAACTAGTCCCATCATAGTTAAAAGTGTGATCTTCTCTGTTATCACCTGGAGTATTTCCACCAGAAGAAAAAGCTGCTGTCTGTATTCCACCGCCACCATTACCTGTAATTAAACTTGGCATATCAGTAACTTCACTCCACGAAGTACCATTATATTCCTCTGTTTCAGCTATGATACCACCTGGAGCATTTGAACCACCAAAAACTAATCCAGCTGTTTGTGTTCCAACAGTTGCTTTAGAATTCCATCTGTTTGTATTTAAATTACCACCAGAAGAAAAAACACCTCCAGCGTTACCTGTAAACTTTATTTGTTTGGCTACGCTATTATACCAAATTTGACCGAATTGAGTATTAGATGGATCACTTGATACGGATTTAATCCGATAACCTTGACCTTGTCTATATGTTGCCATTCAAACTCCTATTAATCATTCTTGAATAGCCAACCTTGAGTTCCATCAACATACACTAAAGTGAATGAAGCTCTTTCTGTTGATACAACTAGATCCTCCGCTACTCCTTGAATTGGTTCTGAATTTCTTCCTACAGTTAATGAATTAGAATCAAATGTCCCTGCATAATCTACTATTGTAACCTCATCACCTAAACTTGGTGAAGATGGAAGTGTAACTGTAAACGCCGATGATGTTGTGTTTGCAAATATACCTTGACCAGCTGATGCTGTAAAATTACTTGTTTTAATTGCTTGCCAAGATGTTCCACCACCAATATATGTTTTAACATCTGACATTGCAACTTGAACCATTGTTCCATTATCGTTAACAACAACTCTATCAGCATCAACTAAGGTTGTACTTGTTGCTGATGTTCCACCATCAACTATATTTAGTTCTGCTGCTGTAGAATCTATGGCTGCTAATTTTGTTAAATCTGCTTGTACTAGTCCAGAAACACCGTCTAGTAAGTTAAGCTCTGCCGCAGTTGATGTAACTGCAGTTGAGTTAAGAACTAATTTACCATCGCCTATTATAACTTTATCATTAAATGTAGCAGATCCAGCGTCACTACCATCAAGTGTAAGCATGGTAATGTCAGCACTATTATCAGTTCCTTTAAATATAATATCAGAATCATTTGCTGCTGCATCAATTGTTATGTTACCTGATGTAGTTGTTAAATTAACTGCTGCATCTCCAGCTGATATGTCATCTGCTGCTGAAGATATACCTTGTTGAAAATATGTTTTAAACGTAGCAGCAGTTGTTAGTCTCATTGTGCCACCATCGTTAGTTATAATTCCATCAGCGTCTGCAACGGCAGTTGTTCCCGCAGAACTGTCACCATCTATTAAATTAATTTCTGTTGCCGTCGCCGTCACACCGTCTAATATGTTTAATTCAGCTGCTGTAGATGTAACTGCTGTGCCATTAATAGCTAATTTATCTGTTACAACATTAAATGTGCCATTGTCTTCAATTCTAGCCACCTCTGTGCCATCTCTTTGTTGAAATATTAAATCTTTAGCATCAACAACTGGTCTAATAATTACATCACTTGATGAGTTAGATATTCTTAAAATTTCTGTTCCATCGTCTTTAAAATTAAAATCTCCGCCGCCAGCATCTAAAACTATATCTGTAGTTGCATCAAGTGTAATAGTAGAACCAGAATCTATCTCTGTAATAACTGGTGTAGTTAAAGTTTTATTTGTTAATGTATCTGTAGATACTAATGATACTAAAGTTGAGTCAGCACCTTTAGGTAATAACATTTCATTTGTAACACCTTGCGAGTGTGGTTGAGATTTTAATATTTGGCCGTGGGAATTAGACTCACAATTGAATTGTATGGCACCTGCATTTGAATTACCAAGAATGGTTACGTGCCCTGTGCCTTTTGCTGATATGTTAAAATCTATATTAGAATCACCACCAGTGGCTTTTATAGATGGAGCGTTACCTGTTGCAGCATTTGTTACATCAAATTGGTTGACTGCTGAACTTGTTGTTTGAAATATGATTTGTTCATTACCATTTTCATCACCAATAAAATGTGCATCATCTATTAAAATATTTGCAGAGTTAGTATCAAGATCACCGCCTAATTGTGGAGTTGTATCTTCCACAACATTTGATATAGCTGCCGATGAAGCAAGCCCAGATACAATGGCTGATCTTGCAATTTTTTTAAGACCACCACCTGAAGTATCAACTGCTAAGAATACGTCATCATTAGCGACTGTAGATATTTCTGATAATGAACCTACTGCTACAGAATTAAAGTTTGTACCATCTGCAATTAATAAATTACCTGCAGTGTTAGTGCCCATTGTAATATCGTC